AAGGAAAACCTTACATTTGCACAACTTTAATCGGTTGTGTACATTTAAGGTTGCCTGTATGTCTTTTTCCAAAACAATATTTTGAAAATTTTTTCTTCTCGAAATTTGCTTTGGATTTCTAAAACCATATAGTTAATTAAACTATCGCTTATGGTGTGTCTCTACGTCGTAAACTTGGAAAGTTTAATTGCGAGTGGGACATTGTTTATTTTAAGTTGTAATGGTAAAATTTTAATATTTTATCTTTATTTTTTATAATATTATTTTATTTAAAGTTTTTTATCTTTTTATTTTATTTATATTATTTTCTTATATTATTTCGTTTTATACTGATTTTTATAATCGGTCGTGCTTTTTCGTGTTTAACTGAAAAATACTTAGTCGAAACACTTTTGTTTACCTCTTCTTGGATTGATGGCAGTCAAGATGCTCCGGGGTATGGAAAATGCGTGGGCTCCTCTGGAGTCTGGGGATAGCATCCCAGCATGGAACTTATCTCGTCATTAGACACATTGAAATATTAACGTCTCTTACTTTCATCACTCGAAAATTGTTTGGAAAAGTTTAAGAGATGCAGATGTAATCAATTGTATTTTGATGTATTGAAATGCGAAGGTTGTTCGGCTTGTGCGAACTCAACGTGGATTTGACCTTAATAAATCCGAATGAACTGCACACCTCTTCAATAGTAATGTACGCAAAAAAGCACCGATATTACGCATTGTTGAGTATAAACAATTCTTAATTTAATTTTATTCTAAAACTTTTAAAACTAAATCTATTTTACTTAATTGACTGAGACTATTTATATTCTGAGCTGATTAATCGAAAACCAACCCAAACCTAAAATTTACAGTTCCGGTCTGAATCGTTCGTAAGAATGGTTGCTTTCTCGAAGATGGTTAATCCCTCAGGGGATTCCATGATTTTTACTTCCCAGTCGCTAACCAAAGAAGGTGGCGATGGTGGCTATTATTTTTTTTATGTTAGAACTGGCGAGGTGAAACGGGTTTCTAAAAGAGCATTTAAAAGCAGTAATGCTAAATTTTATGCTATTGGCGGAAACGCGTTTCGTCTTGTTGGTTTAGATTCTAATTTTCGTTTTTTTAAACAAAAACTCGATGCCTCTTTTTCGCCTGAGAGTCTTTTTTCTTCTACCGTTGAATCTTTTTCCCAGATAGCTTCTGGTTTTTCTACTATTTGCACATTTTTGAAAGCTTTTGGGAGCATCCCCAACAAATCTATGATTGTTATTGATATTTTGAAAATTTTAGTTTCTTTGATTTCTGGTTTTTCTGCCGAATTGACCGTTGGCAATTTTATTAGTTCTTTACTTGAAGTTTACATTTTTTATACTCGTTATTTGACAAACAATTTTAATCCAGAGAGTTTCATGCCAGAAAGTTTTGAAGCTCTTTCATTAGCCGGTTTGTCTTTGTTTTTACCTAAAGAATTATTTGAAATATTCCGTAGGGCTAGTCTTTTTACTACTTCGAAAATTTTGGATGATTCTAATTCTTTTTATTCTCTTTTTAAAATTGTTATTGATTTTATACATTATATTATTTCTTTGGTTCCTATTCCTGAGGCACTGAAGCCTATTGTGAATAGTTTTTTAAATCTTTGTTCTTTTTCTTCTCATCACATGTTAGTAAAACGTATGGAAAAATTTGTTTTGCAGCATAGAAAGAATCCTCATTTTTTGGTCGATCCTCTCATGCGCGCTGGAGTACAAGAACTTGATGCTCAAGTTAATGAAAACTTGGGCATAAGTGAGTGGACTCGCAGATCAGCAACTTTGCAAGAAATCTATAAAGATTTCAAGCGGATTTGTAAGATTTGCATTTCGTATGGAAGCTCGAGCAGGGTTGAACCCACTGCCTTTATTTTTTCTGGTCCCCCTGGTTGTCTTAAATCTTTTACGATGAACCAATTGATCGCAGCGATGCCGAAAACAAGCTACTCTCACGCCATTAAAGCGATGATGGATGGCAAGGACTGGTATGATTCATATAATAATGAAGAAATTTTTTATATGGATGATGTCGGGCAACAAGGTATCTCTCAATGGAGATCATTGATCAACATGGTTTCTGGTGTTAGATTACCATTGGATTGTGCGGACGCTTCACTCAAAGACACTAAATTTTTCAACAGTGAAATTATAATGCTAACTACTAACTGTTTTGAACACCTGCAAGGGCTGACAAAAGACGATTGTATTAGTGATATAAAAGCGCTGTGGAGACGTGGGTATGTTTTTGACTTTTCAAAAGTAACGAATTATCATGGTTCTCTTCTAGGCACCATACAGTTCAAACACTTTTGTATCAAACAAGACAAATGGATATCTGATTTTCCTCAAGTTTTCCATGATAAATTGCGCGAGAGGAAGCTCCAAATATCACCTGCTTGTGTAGTTGAAAAAGGACATGATCGCTCTTCCTATCTTGGTTGGTTCGCACGTATTATTGCGATTTTCTTAGAAATAAAAAAGACGCAACATACTGATAGCGCTCTCACTGAGTCTGAGAAGAACTACATCAAAGATTTTTTTAATGAAGACCAAGACTTTGAAGATGCTCCTCTTCCACCTGCTGATTTGGATTCTGATATTGATCAACCTGATTATATTCGGAAATTAAATCAAAAAATTGTTAAGATGTCTCCTTTTGTCCCCAATGGTTTTGTTACGGATGTTATTCGATCGGCTGCAACGTCAGTCACTGAAAAACTGGAACCCGTCGTAAAATTTTGGGAATGGAAGTGGTGGCAGGAGATCATAGGGGATTTGTATTCTAATATTTTTTCCTATATTATTTCACTTTTTTCTACCTCTAATGGTAAAATTTCTTTAGTTTTTATTACCGCCGTTTTAATAGCTATTATTTTTGGAAAACTTTTTACTATTTTAAATAATTTTTTATTCAATTCAACGAAGAAATTCGAAGATAAAGTTAATAGTTTTTTACCTTCTGATTCGCCTTATAAATACCAGTTCGTTAAAGGTCATTATAATCGAAGCGGAGATTTTGTTCCAGAAGTCAATATATATCATTTATTCAATAAACCTAAACATTCTTCAATAGAATTCGTCAGTAAATCTGTGAAGCCTATGGTTCTGCAAACGTCTCATGGAGAAGTTCGTGGAACTTGTATGCTTTCCGGCCACTGCGTTGTTTTTCCCTCACATTTCACCGTGGATGAGAATGCAATAGTCACTGTTTTTAATGATGATGAAAATAAACATGTTATAATAGACCATGCGTTTGTTAAGCGCGTTTACAATAATCTAAAAGATGACTTATGTGTTTTCGCTTTGAATGAAAATTTCCCAACCCCCTTTAAAAACTTATCTCACTTTCTAAAACCTGACATAATTCTGGATCGTCGTGCTGGTGATCTGCATTTGATTGGTCCGGGAAAAGCAATTTCCATTCCCAGTATTCAAGCTCATGACAAGTCCGTTACTACTGTTTATTTTTCTAATCACATGGAAAAATATTTGTTGAATAAAGACAAAGAAGTTTATTATCAACTACATGGTAAAGGATTGTGCGGCACTGTTCTTTTTGAACCCACTGTTGGAATTAAAGGAATGCATGTTGCCGGCCATAATGAAACCGGAATTGGAGCTTCCATGGTATGGAGCAGTGAAACGATCAAAGACCTTAAGACAATTCTGGGAAATGATAACAAAAATACTCTTGCCTGGGATATGAGTCCAAAGATCCTAGAAGAAAAGAGTGTTATCAAACTTGATTTCAACCCCCACACTTCAGTTCCAAAAAACACCAATTTCTCTCCTTCCCCTCTTTTTGAAATTTATCCAATTGATCGAGAGCCTGCTAATCTGCAAGTTTTCGGTCCTCACACCGTGAAAGACGTTGCTAAAAAATCTTTTCAACCCTGCCAATCATTGTCCTCCGAGGAAATTCAATTCGCAAAGAAAATGTTGTCTAATTACTTTGCTGATTTTTCAGATCTTCCTGAAAACGAAGTTGTTTCTGGTAACGAATTCTTAGCCGGAATGAACAAGGATTCCAGTAATGGCTATCATTGTGAGAAATTGAAAACTTCATACTTCGATTTTGCACAATCTAGTTATACTGAATTGCTGCGAAGCGAAATCTCTCAAATGGAAACAAACCTCCAAAATGGAACGCCTGATTACCAGAAGTTAATTTGGTGTGAAACTTTGAAGGATGAAATACGTAACGAAGAGAAGCAAGGAGTACCAAGAAGTTTTCGAATTTCCACAGTTCATGTTCAAGTACTAACCAAGAAGTATTTCGGCAAAATGGTTGAACACATTCTGAAAAATCGTAAAAGTAACCAAATCATGATTGGAGTCAATCCATATCTAGAGTGGGGTGAAATTTACGATTCTATCAAGAATTTGAATGTTTTTGCAGGGGATTTTGGTAAATTTGATGGTAAAATGCTTTCAGTAGTTCAACAATTGGTTGTTGAAGTACTTTTACAATTTTATAAAGGACAACGACCAAAATGCGCAGCTCAAATACTTCACACTTTAATCAATACAATCGTAGCAATAATGGATGACACTTTTTTAACTACACATTCCCTCCCCTCTGGCAGTTTTCTAACCGCAATTTTTAATAGTTTTGTAAATCGAGTCTATACTTTCGTTTGGTATTATCGCGCGTGTAAAAGAGCTAATGTTACTCCGAGTTTTTCTCACTTCCACAATAATATCGTTGATTATGTTTATGGAGATGACAAATTAGTTGGAGTTTCAAATGCTATGAGTACGCAATGTAATGCTTTATCTATGAAGGATTTTTGTGATTCAATTGGATTAGATTACACGGATTCAAAGAAGAATCCTGTGACGAAGCCTTTTGATGATTTAGAGTCCGTAACATTTTTGAAGCGTAGCTTTAGATACCACCCTTTATTACAAAAAATCATGTGTCCTTTGGAATTCAGAACTCTGTGTAATGGGCTTTCTTGGGTAGATAATACAAAAGATTGCCATACTGTCATGCAAGATAAAGTGCATTCTTTTCAAAGAGAATTGTACTTACATCCCGAATGGCACACAATGTTTATGGATTTCAAAAGTCGCATAAAGAATTTTCCTTTTTTTAATTTTGTAGAATTGAGTGAAAGCTACTTGTATCAGCTGTATTCAAATGTTGAGGATATGGAATATATCCACAGCTTGAATAAAGGTACTAAAGCTTACTCTTAATTTTGTTTATTTTTATTTTATTTTTAATTTTCTAAATAATATTCCGTTCTAATTGCTTTTTATATTTATTTATTTGTTTTTAATGCAAGCGAGGATTATTTGGAGATAATTCCAAAACAAATGTTCGATATTGTCCTGTTTAGTCTATTTGGGACATCGTAAAATTAGACTACATCAATTTTTTCTTATAATAATCAAGAATACCCCGTCATTGTGGGTGATAATAGCAATGAATCTGGCATTTCTGATGTAGGGGTCGTAGCACAAAATTTTTACTCTTCTGTGCGTACGCGTTCCATCATAGAACCGCCAACTTTGTATGAAACTTTTCCACAAATTAATTCAGTCGATAAAAGTCTGTCAATGGACTTTTCTCGCATTTTAAATAAACCTTATTTTATAGAAAATTTAACTTGGGATACAACACAGAATCCCTTTTCTTCAATAGGCCGTCTCCAAATACCTGGCAGATTGTTCAACAATGCCTTGGCTCGCATTCCTTTTGAGTCAACCACTTTGTACAGAGCGAAGATAACTTTACTACTCCAAGTGGCTGGAACCCCCATGCATAGTGGTATGTTAATAGCATCAGCTTTACCTGTTGGTTCCGTGTCTGGAGTAGTCATAAACGAAGATTTGGAGCCATTGAGTATGGGAACTTATATGAGTGCTCCACACGTTTTCCTCTCTGCTAATGAATCTACTAGTGTAGCACTGGAAGTCCCTTTTTACTCCAATTCCAAGTTGGAGAAAACTGACTTGACTGGTGACACATTCAATCCCAATTTCTTCGGTGTTAACTACGCGGAAGTAGAATTAACCGTGTTGAACAAACTACAACCTCCTACTAGTGGTTCGAGTGCTTTAACCGTATCGGTATATGCTATGTTCACACATATGGAGTTTTATGCTCCACATACCGATGTAACTTTTGTACCCGTACCATTTGAAGCTGAGGGTTTGGTTGAAGAAATATCTTCTGCTGCCACTAAATCAATAAATGGAATTTTTTCCATAGCCAAGAGTTTTACCGGTGATGTTTTTGATGCATTGCGTGGTGGGATTCGGGCTCTAACAGGCTTACATTCTCCAAATAATCCTACTTTAAATAATAAATTTTATGTAACTACTCGAAATAATTTGAATCAGGTTGATAGACCAGCTGTATTTGAAAAATTGGATCCTTTTAATGATTATGATAGAATCACTCGAGATTTTATCTTCGATACTAAAAGAGATGAGATGAGCATGGCGAATATACTTTCTAAGCCACAATACTTAGGTACATTCGTCGTCGATGCTGCTGATCCATCAGGTACGCTGTGTTGGAGTAGACCAATTACTCCATTTCAACAAGCTGTTCCACATAAATATGTGAATGCAGCAGGAGAAACTATCTCCACTTTTTGTTTTTCTAATTTATTACAAAATTTTTCTACAATTTCAAAGTACTGGAAAGGTTCCCTCAACATTCATATCCAATCCAGTATGTCTAATTTTCATTTTTGTAAATTAACAATTGCAAGGGACTATTCACCGCGAATAGGTTCCTTAACATCGCATCCAGAATTCGGTACTGTACAAAATTTGCTC